CTTGAAAAATTACTGTTCTGATAAAGTTGTGAGTCTCATCAAACTCATCTAAATCTCTTGCCAGGTCGTTGAGGACGTGCCCAGCTTCAATTAAAATTTGGAGAAGTAAAGTTGCATCAAAATTTTCAAAATCTCCTGCACAGAGAAAGGGACTGCACTTCAATAGATGCTTCACGATCTCATCCCATTCAGGACTGTAAACGTTCACGCCTACAGCAATGCCGGTATCAACTCTGTGACGAGTCAAAAGTCCGACAATGCCTTGGTAGTATTGCTTACAAACGATGTAATAATCTTGAGAACAGGCAGAAAACACACGTGTCTTCCACCACTTGTCCTTTGGTTTGCGTTCGTCCTTCAAGGTGTCAATGAAAACGTGAGGATATCTTTTTCCTTCTTTTGCGAGTCTTTCGATTTCAGCACACCGTTCTCGAACTGGTCCTGCGCGTGACAAGTCAAACTCATCACCATCGCCGAACCATTTCTTTTTACCGGCCGTGCCTTCTCTGTCCCATCCATATCCAGGAGAGGTGGTTCTGTTTATGGAATTTACATAAGGATCTCCATCAATACCGAGTACTGCTTCGTCAAACGTGTAAGCACTCTTGTATTTTGGAAACTTATGTTTTTGGCAAACTTCTCTCAATTCATTGGTGTAACTTGCTACAACTTTCTTTAAAATTTTCTCATCAAGACACTTAGCTGGTTTTCCACATTTTTCCAAACGGTAGTGAAAGGGATCAAAACGTTCTCCTTCTGGCAAAGGTATACCGTCTTCAGCTCTCACTGTTATTGGGTGAAGCAACGTTGGTCGGGTTACTGATTCACGCCAAGTTTCTGTATTGTCTGGATGTAATTCACTCTTGTGGATTTTTGACTGAGTGGCTTGTTTAAAAGGTGTTGGTGAAATTCCGAGGGGGTGAAATTCTCCGTCAAATGGCAAGCATTCAACTTCTGCTTTTAAAGTGTGTTGTGGTGGTTCAATTTGATCTTCTACTTCAAAAAGTTTTGAAACTGCTTCGAGATCATCTGAGTAAAGGGCAACAGAGTAGCCTTCATCTTTTCCTGGGATTCCCATTATGTGCATGCCAACTATTTTAGCTTTCGCCATTGGATGATTGACTGCCAACAAGGAACCACAATCTCCTTTGGTGGTAGGAATAGCGTATTTCCAAAAGTCTCTCGTGTAGAAACGTTCAACGTCATCCTCAAGAGGAAACTCCGAATACACGCACTCCTTAAGGGATTTAGCTCTGTATACTGCCTCTGCATTACATGCAAGATAATCTGTAGAGACTTGTTTATTGGCATAGTTGATGTGTCCGAGAACAACACCAACTCTTTCAATTTTCATTTGGTCATCTCTACTCATAAAGTGTTTGATCATGTTACGGTG